ATCTTCATGCGTACCTCCAAATGTGTTTCCGCACAGTGGACACGTTGCCGGCTTTATCTTCTCGTACTCGTTATACAGTACCTTGTACTTCATTTCACCTGCCTCCAATGCAGAAGTAGCTTCATCAATTTTGGAAATCAACACCTGCGCCTCATGATATGCATCAATGGCGTCATTCACATCATTCATGTTGATGTCTCTGCTTGTCAGTGGTGCCATTTTACACAACTCATTGCTGTTTATGTCTTTCACCAACAGATTGATGGCTCCCACTTCCATTCCTGCAGCAACCATCCTATCTCGTGCGTCCTGCAACTGCTTGGTTGTGATATGCGTAAGTTCAGGTAGTACTTCCAATGATACAAGTGTATCATATAGACTGGTAACCTCATCAAGAGTTTTCTTCACTGTCTGTGCTGTGGTGTACAAATCAGTAACTGAAAGTAGGTCAACATTGGGACTGGGTTTAAACTGAAGTGAGGCCAATGTATTGAGCAGGTCTTTTGTGTCGAGATAATCGATATTCAGCGCATCAGCAATTTTCTCCTTCTGCTCCAATTCCACAACCAACTTACCGGCGTCTTCCATAAACGAATACTTGTCAATCTCAGCGTCAAGCTCTTCTAGTTTCTCTTCTGCTGCCTTGATTGACTTGCTGTTCTCCAGCTTCATCCTTCTTACTGCAGTAAATGCCTTGTCTATGTCTTCCAAATTTGTTAGCTTGTTGAGTCTCCTGGCCATTTCCGGAGGAGACTCATTCAGCATAAAGAGTGAGGAATGCTGCAACTCAACATTGGTATCATCAAGAGTCAACACGGCCTTCACCGGGTCTGGTACACTCACACCAAAACCACTGAGAGGCTCACCATCAAGTACATACTCATTCACCTTGCCGTTCCGTGATCTTCTTCGTGTAACTACATGTCCGTTATAAACGACAGTAACCTCACACACATCAGAATCACTGAATCCCCAATTAATGAACGAAGTACCGGATGGCTTGTTTGTCAATACCCAGAGTAAGGCCCTGCGCATGGCACTCTTTCCACAAGCATTATCACCTTTTACAAAGTTGACTCCCTTATCAAATGTAATGTCAGTATCAAGATGTGATTGAAACCCCTTGATAATCAATCTTTCCAACATGTGTTATCCCTTCTCTTGCTGAATGAAGGCCACGAATTCATCAATGAATGCCATTATATATGATTTGTCATCAGCCATTCTCAACGCATTCTTCTCACCTGTAAGTCTTCTATACAAGTAGTAGTTCTTCTTGCGTATCACCCACTCAAGCAACTTAGCCGTTTCCTTGATTGCCTCCGGAGACATATCATCGTATGTTTCCTCCTGTAGCAAACCAAACAGAATCAGTGCGAACGATTCAATGTATTTTCTTCTGTAAATATTTGAGAATGCGTGAAAATCTCCTCCCAAGAACATGGTGATTCTTGCAAACTGGTCGTTCTCATACATGATGTCCCTATCTTTAAAGGTCTCAATCTGAAACGTCATTTCCTTCTTGGTTGGAAACAAACCACTCATTACGGCTTGTAGTACCCCAAGTAATTCCTTATCTTGTATTTTTCTATTATCCATTCAACGCCTCGTGTATCTCTGTAAACATTTCATCCAGCATCATAGCTGGGTAATACCCACCAGTCTTCTTATCGAACAGCCCGTTTGCATTTACCGCATGCACTGTTTCTTTCAGTATGATGAACGTCACGAAACACAGCATGTCACTGGCACTCCCTACCAACAAATCATTCACTCCAGTGGAGTACAGGATATAAGTGAGGTAATCTTCCACTTCCTGTTTTGGCCTTGGTTTTGTACTACCTATTTCCTTCTTGTTGAGAAAGAACACTATGGAAGCATTACCGTCCTTATCTTCCTTAGCACTTATGGCAGTGTTCATACCCGTAGCTTCCGGGATGTATTTAGTCAGGTACTTTCCAAGAGCAATCATCAGCTTATCCATCCTGCTTTTCCTTGAAGTAGTGCCTGAAAAACGCTTCCATATCCAGTATCACTATTGGCTTTTCCAACTTGCTGCTGTTGTGGACGATAAGCCAATCATCCCCTTCTTTTATATTGTCCGTTGCTTGCTTGATTGTTGCAGCCAATGAGAATGATTCAGTGTTCTTGCATTCTATACTGAAGGGAAATGCTTCCCTAGCCTTCCCCCTCAGTACCACGTCTACACCGTTGAGACCCATTTCCCGTGAACGAATCTCAAAATCATCCCCGCTTCCCCACGGAATACCGGTAAACTTGCTTATCATTTCACAGACAAGTTTCTGGAGTCTTGCTCCTTTGTTCTTGGCACTCCGTGGCTTAATAGGCTTCAACTTCTGATTCAGATACTTGAGAATTCGTTCTGCATCTTTCTTACTGACGGGGACACCGTCCACCACCTGCTGAAAGAGAGAACGAATCTCTTTCTCCTTGTCTCTGCTAATCAAAGTTTCTGACCGACACAGGTTTTGTATCTTTGACAGTATCAAAGAACATACGCTTCCCATCGAGAAAGACAACAGCTAAGCCATCTACAGACTTGCCATCTATTGTTTCTTCAGTGATACAATAGTATTTCACTTCGCTGAACGCTCCTTTGCCTTGTATTTCAATTGTCATACCTTACTCCTCTACCATTCCCACTGCTGTCCGGGCACCACATCTGCAGCCCTGTCTTTTGCAGCATCCTCAAGACGTTCCCATTTGTCAATTGTTCGCTTACGCAATTCCTTCACAAGCTTGTTCTCGTAAATGTATTTTGCAAGTGCGGCTCCACCTTTGAACTCCTGCCCATCCCACTCAATGATGCTCCGTTTTGAAGTCTGTCCTTGTGGTGTTTTTAACTGATACAGGTAGTCAATGCAAGCACCGACATCGTCTACACCCTTGGTGAAGTAAATGTCATACTGGCACTCTCTGTTCGGCCTAGGACACTTATTCTTCATGAGCTTAGCCTTCACACCAACACCAATATCCAGTGTCTCACCTTCAGTAGTAATCTGAATAGCTTTCTGCTTGGAAATCATGATTCTGGTGTTGTAATAGTGCTCTGCAGCCTTTCCACCACTGATATTAAATTGTGCGCCCATACCTGAAACATTGTAACGTACTTGTGATACAATTATGCCTAGTGCTTGTTTCTCAGCAAGAAGTGCCGTTGCTTGTGGGAAAAACCTAGAAGAAAGATACTTCTGCTTAGCCATATCATAGGAGCCACGCTTTGCATCTTTTCCAGCATTCATATTTTCCAAATCTTCCTCAACAGCATCAATATCACCTTCAGTCTTCAATGGGTCAAGTGAATCAAGGATGTAGATTCCCATCTCCCCGGGATTCAACCCATTAAGAAAGTTTACAAAATTCAAATGAAACTGCTCAATGGAATTTGAGTGTATAATATGGTCCTCATAGTCGGTGATGCCGTAAATTGACTCCACATCGAACGTTGAGCCATGCTCTGCATCATCATACAGCCACTTGAACGGTACACCTTTAGATTTCCAATAAAACACATTGGCTGCGATGGTCTGCCAATTATTCGCGGTCTTCCCGCTACTCGTATCTCCAGTCACATTAACAAATTTACCACCGGCGTATCCCATTCCAAGACCACCTCCAGCCACCTCATCCAACAGGGTTACCCCTGTTGGATAGTAGGGAGCGGTCGGGTCGATGTCGTAAAACTCTTTCAAAACCTTCTGCTCTTCTTTTTTCACTCAATACTCCTTACAGCGATGCGAGGTTCTTGCTTGCCTTTGCACATTTGCTATACTGCTTGGGATTCTCATCCACACAGCGTGAGCAAATCTCTGCATCGGTTTCGTAATCAAGACCAAGCTTCAAGCCAAAACTGCATTTCTCACCGCTCAGCTCCGGATTCTCCTTCTGGGCAGCTACAGTCTTCAAGGGCTGTTCAACTGCAGGAGGCGCTACCGGCTTGTCAAGTGCGGGTGCTACTGCACCGTCGGGAACATCAACTTCCTGATTGGGTTTGACACCGTAGAACACTGCAGCAACCTCGTCGTATGTCTGGATGTTCAAGAAGTCAGCCAGATTGTACGCCTTGTCCACAATGTCATTCTTGTACTGAATGGTACGGGGCTTGAGTGTAAACTTGATGGGCTTCACAAACTCATATGAAGCAGTGCCTGTATTGAACGTTTCGGTTGTTGCAGGAATGGAGATACCGAAGCCATTGGTCGGAGACTGGAAGTAAATGTGCTCAGTCTCGATAATGCTCTTGGTCTTCCAATCAGATACCGTAATCTTGAAGGTATCGGTGTCCTTGGCATACACGGAGTTTTCATCCAGCTCATCCTGCCTATTCACCTTTGCACCGGCGAGAATACCATCACGAACGATGAACGCTGACCCTGAAAACACTTGGATACCCTTGTCACGATTCTTCCAGTCAATCACGTTCATGATGACACGGGCCTTGGGCTGCAAATCCTTTACCTTCTGATTCTTCCAGCCACCTTCAAGCGTGTTTGCAAGCCTCTTCATTTCCTCACACACCGGACAAGGCTTGCCATACATCTTGTTCAGACATACCACATTGTCGCCGTTCTCATTGATGTTCTTATGCTCCCAATACATGAAGATGTCATCATACTCGGTTCCGTCACCGGGTACCTTTCCAGCCTTCACCAACGGATGCTTCTCACCCTTGATTCTAAACGGGATAATGTCGATGACGTTCGTCACGTCAGCGGTCAGTTTGTAGACCGGCACATCTTCTGGGAAGTTCAATGCGAAGTTTCTGCTTCCAGAACTAAAACCGGAGTTTCCCTCGTAGCTCTCTGCGTAATACTGTTGGACTGTTTTCATTTTTTGCTCCTATTGTTGCCCTTTTCTTTGCTTATAATTTACTACGTAAATATTTTTTGCTTTATCGGGCTTTTTACTGATTCAAATCTTTGTGGATAATCTTGATGAGGTCCATGCGCTGGCTCATTGCATTATAATAATTGTTACAGAAGTTGTACCAATACGTTGCCTCAATCTCAATCTTCTCGGCCATATCCACGTCGGGGTCGGTTTCTACCAACGCCTTTATACTGGCCTCTGTCTTTTTCTCGTTTGCATCACCCCTTGCACCGGAGCGATATTCCAATTCAACCTGTGCCCGTACTTTCTTCACTTGGCGTTCAGCAAGCAATTTAAGCTTTCCTGCCTGTGCCCAAATGAATCCGTAGTGCATGGTAAGCTGACCCTGCCTGTCAACTTCTGCGTTGAAGTTGTCTCGGTTAATCGTACCATCATCTTGGTTGAATGCTACATTTTCAAATACTGTCTTGAGAGTGTCAAGACTCAACAATTCCATTTCCATTACTACTCCTCCATACATATTAGTACTATATCACATTTTTTGAGTTTTGTCAACCCCTGCATCCCGCATTGCTAAAGAAATTTCAGATTCCAATCTGGACTCTTCCTTGAACTTTGCATCGTCTGCCTCAGTTATCCAACTCCTACCCATCAACGCCACGAATTCTTCTCTACTGTGAGTCTTCTCATATTCATGCTGCATTGTCTGCTGCACCATCCTGTCTACTACCCGGGACGAATGCAGTCGCTTATGGCATTCCCAACAGAGCGTTATGACAAACCCGTACTTGTCAGACAGCTTCTTGTATTTCCTGCCGTGAAATACGTGATGGGTGGTAAGGGTTACACCATCCTTCTGGCTTCGTCCGCACATAGCGCATTTCTTCCTTCTCCTGCGCTTGTTCAACTTTGCCTGAGTACGTGCTCCCACCTATTTCTCTCCTTACTTAAGGGTAGGCGTGTCGTAATTGCCAAACCCAGACGGGAAACCACGGGTATTGAACTTTCGCCTGTACATTGCTGCTCTCTTCTGCTTGCGATTATAGCCTGAATGTTCAAACGTTTCCTTGCGACTGAAGCCGTTGCTCCAGATTTCCTTCTCATACGGTTTAATGGTCAAGATTGGATACTTTCCTGCATACTTGTTCACCAGTTTCTCGTTCTCCTGTTCCTCTTCCGTCAAATAAACCACACCAAATGATTTAATCATACCTTCTCCTTCATTTTCTATAGTGTATCACATTTTTAAACTTTTGTCAAGGGGGTAATTCAGTTTGCACAAATCCAGCTCAAGCTCTGCATAGGCAAGTAACATCTGCCCTATGTAACAGCCAATAAATACTACAACTACACCAATAACCCACAACCACAGTGTACTGGACAGGTACATGATTGTTATACCTAGTATAATTATTGTCTGCGAAACGCACATCTTCCAAATACCACTCATATTTACTCCTTCTTTTCAAAGTACTTTACACCGTGTCTGTCAATTGCAGCTACTGGTTCCACATCTCCCCAACTACCGTCAATCTCAGACAACTCACACTCAACCAGATAATCAAAACCCTTGGTAAAGGGGTATGCCACATCAAGGTTAGCCAAAAACTTATGCACTACATCATAGATGAACTCAATCTCGTCATCGTACACCGATACCATCAAGCTGTCGTGTATCTCGGCAAGTACAGTAGACTTCATATTGTTATCTTTCAGTGCTTTCTGTACATGATTCATCATAGCCAATAGTATGTGAGCAGAATCTCCTTGGATTGAGTAATTCAAGCAATTTCTCTCATTAAGGTCTGGTGCCGTATATAGAAAACCAGTAAACCCAGAAAAATAACCATATTTCTTATAAAAATTCCAGACCAATTCCTTCCAAATGCCGTACTCCTTAAAACGGACATTCCAGAAACTCCAATATACTTTGCTTACATGTACTATAAAATCATCGTATGTTTTTATCCCATTATCAGCAAGATGTTTTCTCTCCTCTGGCAACATATTCTTCCACTGATTGTGTGCTAGAGACTTCACTCCGGCGCCATATGTGTTGCCAAATGTAAACTTCTTCGTCCTACTTCTCAAGTCCTTTGAAACCTCACTAGGGTCAATCATATAGATTTCAGCGGCAATGTCCCGGTGCATATCCGTGGTTGGGTCATCCAGATAAAATTTCAATGTGCCTTCAGTACTAGGATTATTTTCATCATGCACCATCCATGTATGCGCACCGGCAGTATAAACCTCAAGGGACTTGAAGTCCATATTGAGCATTCTTGTACCTTTCTGTGGTCTCAAAATATTCAAGACATACCTGGACTCTATGGAGTGATGGCTTACTTGCTGTAAGTTAACAGAAGATGAAGAAGTACGATACGATGTCACACCTGTCAAATTGAATAAAGTGCGTATCTTACCATCATCGTTCATCTCATTCTCATACGAGACCAAGAATGCATTCCTCAGTTTGTCTAGTACCTTGTATTCCAATAGCTTCTTTGCAAACTCGGAATCCATGTCCTCCAGTGCTTCCTTGTCTGTAGCCGGCAACCCACTCTTGGTAAACTTCGATGGCTGTAGGCCCAGCATCTCAAAGAAGAACTCCTGCAGCTGTTTCGGACTGTTGAGGTTTATCTCCTTATCGGGGTACTTTTCCTTCCAGAATTTGTACTCAGCACAAGTACACATATCATTTTTAAGCCCATCCATTCTCTCCTTGATTTCATCCTTGTTTGCACGTAGCGCGTCGATGTCGAGCACAAAGCCGTTCATCTCCATTTCTGCAAGAGTAATCGTACTCTCCATGAAGAGGTTCATCCCCTGCATAAGATGAGGGAGGTCAAGGTTAGCCATGAGTTGCTTCTGCCTATGATACAGGGCGAGAGTGAGGGAGGCATCCTCAGCAACGTACTGTAGAAGCAAGTCCCATACCTTCCTGTTCTCATCCTGTCTGTAAGGATTCAGATAAGACAGCCAGTTGATGGCATTGGTGTTATTACGCTTGGTAACATTTATAGGGCCAAGAAGTTTCTTCGTCACCTTCTCGTACCCAGCGTCACCAAACTGTAGATAACCCTGCATCTTCAAACCGACCACACCGTCCCGCATATCAATGATATGTGCCGCAATCATGGTATCCCAGTACAGCGGGAATACATCAAAACCAAGCTTCACTTTTGTCCACACATACTCAAACTTCGCATTGTGAGCAATCTTTTTGACATTCGGATTGGTCATCAACGTCTTGTATGCTTCCATGAACTCCGGAGAGTTGTTGAAGAAGGGCATTGCATAAGAATATGTGCCGTCAGCAATACCTACCATCTTGATTGCGTGCTCCTTGTTGTACGGTTTGATTCCCGTAGTCTCATAGTCGAATGCAATGATTTTCTTGTTATTGAGTTCCTTAAGGGCTTTTACGCACTCTCCTACAGTGTTGAGCACAACATGCGCTGAATGTCTGCTGTACCTATTCTTCTGCTTTTCAATATGCTTATCTGGATTGGCCTTTATGCTGGCTGCCAGCTTGATGCCGTCCTCAATGAAACGCATATGTCGCGAAGGGATTACCGACACGACCTTTTGCCGCTTCATGTTCTGGTTCTCACCGCTTGCGACATCATGCGGGTTGAACATCGGAATGACTACGGGGCAGACCTTCTCCCCATTGTAATCAAAAGCATACTCTGAATCGGGAATGTGATTTCCAACCCACTTGGTATACTCCTTGTCATGATTGAATGCATTGTTGGTTGGTACTTGGGGAGGAAGGCTGAACTGGTGTCCTTTCCACCCATAGGTAGCATTTCTGCCCATGAGAAAAACAACCCAAGGCTTTTTCTGCTGAACGGTACTGTACAGTCTTGAACGACAGCAATCAAATACCTGTTTCTTAGGTATTTGTCCTCCCATGTTGCACCGTACTGCTGATGTCACCCAACAATCACGATTGATATCCACACCGAATCTCTCCAGATACTTTGCCGTGTTGGTGAA